GCTCTCGTTGAAGAGTGCAAGCCCTAAAATATAACGATTTGTGAAGCATGTTAAAAATTCAGCAATGGACGAACGCCCATAGCTTAAAAAAAACCATACAATACAAAAAGGACAACGTCCTTGACATAATAGCGCTCGCCAGACCCCTTAAGGGACCTCGACTTTAGAAAGAATTACAAACGTATTTGTAAAAAGAAAACTCCGACCGTTCCGGATAATTTTACTTTGGTGCCCCCCCGCGGGGAGGACTTTATGTGGAGCCTTTTTACTCTCGGGAGGCTTAACCCCGGCAGACACTGCTCTCATGTCTACCTCGCGCCCCTAATACACACAGGTACGCGATTCCGCACTTTTAAAGACTTGCTTAGGTCCCCCGTTCTTTACACAATGTGTAGCACAGGACATGCAATGTATATAGCCACGATTTAACGTAGTAGAATATATGCATAGTTTAATGACATTTCGGTCGGGGTGCCGTATTTGCCCTCGGCGAGGTCGGAATTGCATTCCGGTAGTGATGTATTTGCCCTCATCAAGGTCGGAATTGAATTCCGGTTAAACTGGGGTAGGCTGTGTTCCATACAGGTAACGAGTTGGCACGTTCAAAAAGAAGTAACAACCCCAATCCACTCCAATACTCTGGTACTTCCAGACTTTGGTATTTGACACCTCCACAGAAGGGATATCCGTTAAGGACACCTCAAGGATAGACCAATCATGGTCAGATCCATCTGCTGTGGTAGGCGCAGACACGCTAGCCGGGTTAGTATTTTGCCATCTGTACTGGGTGAAATTGGGAGCACGACATTCAAACCTGCTTGCGTAGATTGATTGGTGATAGCTTGCCCGCCACAGCCTGGACCTGCATCGCTCGTCTGATACAGGGAAGCATTGTAGCTCTCGGAACCAGTGGCAGAAACGATGACCTGGTTGGATGCTGCCGAATAACTTGTGTCAGGTTTACGAACCATGCGAATAGACGCAATGGGACGTTGACCGTCAACGTTAAATGACCAATTCATAGACCCTCTCTGTGCAATAAAGCATGGAGTGATCCAATGATATGGAGCAGTAGAAACGAAGTTAAAGTTCTTATTGGTTCCAGAAATGAGACCTAGTGCTGTATGTATCCCATTCGGGTCATAACCATAATACAATGGAAACTTGGACGCGATTGACTTGTATAAGACGATCGCATCTGTCGTGTCCGAAGATTGTGGAAAATAGACATACGAAAGGGTGTAACGGCGCATAAGGTTTCGGAGAGACGCAACACATTCCCCAAAATTGACGCGATAACGCTGGTCAGGGGATACCGATTCGTGGTTACCAGCGGTGATTTCTTGGCTCATCTCATTGACGGGCTCATTCTTGCCACTCTGTTGTTCCCACCTCTTGAGTTGACAATATCGAGGTCGGGTAGAGGGATCTTCGTTGGGAGGCCACGGCTTCTTCCGCCGCAGCGCTCTCCACTTCTCTCGCCAAAACGATTTGTCCTCCTCAGACGCATGATCTAGTTGCTCAAGTATATGAGCTTGTCTAGACAGTGGTCGAGGTGTGTGAGGTCGATGAGGATGTTGTTTATAACTCACTACATTCGTAAGTTCAACGTCCATATCTTCCCCACATTGTGGAGCAAAAAGTGATGTTGTTTGAGGTGGGTCAACTGGACAGGCAAATTCGAGATTGTCTCCGCCACGCACAGAAACTATCATTTGGACCGAGCTCGAAGCTACGGGTGCTGTTAGCACTGTCATGACTCGCACCGTGATGGCACCATTGTCAAGACCTGGATTCATTATCCAGCTAGCAGCTGAGTTCACAGTCCATTGAATGTTTGCGTTTGTGACATTGTGATGGCAAACCAACCAAGAAGCAGCCTGTTGATAGGGCACTCGTACTTCTATGTCGGAATCTTTACCAAGATCAAGAATCTGTGTGTGCACCACCGAGGTAGAGACAGCATCGGAATTGATATTTTCACTTGAATAACCGGCGGGATCATAAGAGATGCGGACTCGACCTTTGTGATAACGAGACACAATAAACCTAAAACGAAAGATCACATCACCTCTCCAATATTGGAACAACTGAGATACCATACACATAGGCGTCATATACGCTTTCTGGTAGGTACTAGTGTCCGTATCATAAAGGAATGGATTAACGGTAGAGGTAAATAGTACATCGTCAACATTATTGGAGGTAGACCAAGCAGCTTGTGTTAGATAAGATTCGCGAGAAACTAGGGAGGTTATGGCAAGTTCGTCTTCCGAAGGAAGACCAACTGTCATAGGATCCACAGTAAGTTCGTTTTTCGAATCCAACGTAAGCTTTTGTGCAGGAAAACCAACATCAGTAGTCGCAAAGTTGGGGTAAGCAAGCGGTTGCAAAGGCATAGTATCAGCAATAACAGGCACGTTAGTAAAACCAAACATAGATGCAACAGAGCTAACAAGATTAGCGCCCATTTCCGTAGCCACAGCAAAGGGCTTGAATATGGGGACTTTCTTAAATTGGGCAGCAACAGAAGCGACAGCAGATGCGGGTTTGGATATGATACCTTGACCGTACTCGTCACCTTTTTGCTCTTCCCACTTCACATCATCGCCACTCTGCATTGCAAGGCCTACACTCGGCCCTGAAAGTTGGACATTCTCGGCCCAGGCAAAAATCTCAATAGAAACACCAGATCCTGTCGCACCATTAGCACTCTGGAGGGTTGTATATAACAAAATTGACAGCAACCCTAAATTCTGCATGTCGGAGGCACTTTGGGCATTCACCATATTCTTGTAATAGAAAAATGGGAGTGTCAGGTCGCCACCTTCACTAGCAGAAGGATAGAGCCAGATGTGTGGGCGTTGAGAATAAGGTATGAGATAGCGAGTCCCTGTGTCGTTGACGATAGTAGAGGGTGTGAGACTCGGCATAGGTTGGTAACTGACCTGACCAAGACCATAATAAAATGGAGAGGCGTTGATGAGAACCTTGATTTTGAGATCACAGCGGATGAAAGCATAATTGTTCAGCTTATACTTGATACGGGCATCATTAAAGAATTGGTACCAAGGTTGAACTGTAGCCAACACGCCAACTGTGGAAGACTCTAACCAAGAACCACCATAGATCTTCACAGGACGACGCAGAAAGTCAGCTAACTCTACCGATGGAGTTATATCTGCAGTCATCACAGGATTTTGCATAGAGGCCACGCCAACCTGCATACCCTCAGCTTCGTCCAGGAATTGAACATTTTGTTCTTGAGTCGCTTGAGCACCAGCATCTCCGGCTCCGGCCAGAGTGGGTGCAGAAGTGACTTCAGCACTTTGTTCTTCCCAGGGGAACATTTTACCGACTTGCACGGATGGACTGTTCCAGTCCAGTTCGATGAGTTGTGTTGCTGTTGTATTAGTCATCAATTTTAGGATGGGGGATTTTGATGAGCATCCCCCAAACTCGGAGTTTTGTGGGCTCTGGCGGACCCTAGACTAAAAAGTCTATACAGCACGGCTGCAGCCAGATCAAGCACACGTCCATTCTCGTTCATTATTCCACTTCCTCAGAATCAGAACGCAGTAACTACGTGCGCAAACCCTCTTTTGGCTTGAAAGGACCTGTGGGATAGGCCCATAAATAGATGAGTGTGTTTATTTATAGTGGCACACTTCGGACCACTTTACCGTCTCTAAGGGACAGACCAGCTGAATTCTTCCAGAAATCAACTCTCATCTGCTCCCACGTCGGGAATGTGCTTGCTTGTACATAAATTTGCAGGTCACACTCCTCGACGATTTCTCGCAACAATTGAACTTTCGCTTCGTAAACGTCCTTCCCATGAAAGAAATACTCACGCACTGCACTTTCAATGACTGCTACAGCCTGTTCTTCACTACTGATTGACTTAGATTTCACGCCTAGTGAAAGCATCTTGGTTATCGACTCTGTTTCCAGAGGTGCCAAGTATGCTCCCACATCGCCGTCATATCTCCATTGTCGTTTTAGAAACGACACGTCGTCAATATGTATGAAGGGTACAGACTCCGCAGTCTTGTCTGCCATTGTGTAAGTAATTCCAACCGTAGCTAGCACCCGCTGAATACCAGTATGAGTAAACCAAGGAGCATTCTCACTCACCCCCATGGTATTGTCATCACCGTACGTAGCCACTGCCACATCTTTCTCAAAGTCAACTAACAGTTCATCCCAAGTTTCGCCTTTGTAGATTCCATTTTCAATCATCCACTCCTTCTTCAGCATCGCATATGCCACACGGATATAGAGAGAATTTGCCAGTCCATTAGTCTCCACAGTTTGTATCTGTCCAGATGGGTTCGAACCATTGAATTGTATCAAGTCACCATTGTAATCCACTGTGGGATATGCAACATCATGGGCGATTGCCCAACATGCTGCCACATCCTCAGCCGAATAACCAGCCCTCTTAGCAATTTCGATCTGTATCCAAAAAGCCCACAAAATCACAATGGCAGGCATCTTCTTGTCGAAAGTGGCATAATCACCAGCAATCATCCTATCCAAACCATGTTGGATGAGATAATCCCGTAACTCCTGCCATTCAAGGCTTTGGGCACGCACCCCAGGCATTTGTTCAAATAAGAACCGATTTCTCTTCATCAGAC